GTCTGGACACTGTCATGTTCAGTATCGACCACTTCAGCATGGGGCCGAATAGGCGCATCATATCACTTGTGCCTTATGCGAAACTACCAGTCATGTTTTGGGATGAGGAGGAGACACGGCTGAAGCGAATGCGCCTCAGCCACAAATCCGGCGACACTTGGTTCAACCAATTCCGAGTGCTACAAGGTTCACGATCTTTCATCACCATCTCCCAGGATGACACTCCCGTGTCAGCCACTATCGAGGAAGCGGCCTTTGTTGGTGTCGCTGTCAGGTTCAAGGAGTCACAGGGCAAACACCTATCGGATGTTGTGCGCTACTGCGGGGACCAGGTCCCGTCGCACGGCGCAGCCATCATATACTCCTACCTGGCATCGAACTGCCAGCCCAAAGACCTTTCAACCGTGCACCAACCAGGAACCATGGCTGCACACTATTCGATAGTCGGCACAAACCGGGTCGAGGATGGGAAGCGTTATGCTCGGAGATTTGCACCACCACCGCTATCTTTCGAAGCAGTCTACCCCATTGAAAATTCAAACAATGAGGTTGCATGCATTGAACAGCGCATCATATTACCACAGCGCTTGGCTCATGCATCTATAAATGAATCATGCCCACGACGGAACGGCCGGATACACCACCGGTTTATGGACTATGCTCGAGAATTTATCGATCGTGTAGTACCCGTTTCGCACCAAGGGATACCACTCCTCGTCAGCGAGGTCGGCGATTTACAGGACAAGCCTCTCCAGCGTCTTCGGACCGCTGCCCGCTTGTTGGACACGAGCGAACCGTTCCGTGTTAGTGCTTTCCAGAAGAAGGAGGCTTACACAATACCGAACGACCCCCGAAACATCTCCACGTGTCCCACAATGCACACACTCAAACTGTCGTCCTACACACTTGCATTCAAGACCGATTGTCTGAAAGGGCTCCCCTGGTACATGCCAGGGCGCACGCCTCAACAAATCGCGGATGCAGTGCAGAGCCTAGCAGTCAACTCTCCTCAGATTGTTGAGGGTGACTATTCAAGGTTCGATGGGACGATTACTGAGTGGTTGCGCGTTAACGTCGAAACCGCTTGCTACCGTAGATGGGTGGCACCCGAGCATTTTCGGGAACTTGACGAGCTCTTGGTTGAGGAATGGAATGCCAAAGCATACACGAAGAGTGGCATTAAGTACGAG